GACACGAGGACAGAGGCACAGAGAGGTGCGCTTCACAGCTTACTTTTTGACCTGACTGACAATTTTGCTCAGGCAACTGTCCACGGGCATAATGAGTTTAGCAGCAAGGCTTGTCCGTCATTTAATGTACAGACAGAGCTATGATAGATTATAAGTTAATGAAGAAGAACCTGACCACTATCTTGAGCTTTGCCGATAGTGAGTTTCTGGAGTTGCTGATAGCTATTCTTCACACCTTTCTACTGCCTGCTGCGGTATGGGCAGAGATAGGCTTTAAGTGGCATATAATCTTTATAGCCATAGGCGGAGGATTATTTCAATTCTATAGTGTAGGTATGCGAGACCTACGATGTAGATACTATTCAACGGTTATAGCTACGATTGTAGCCTTCTTAACGGTTGAGCAGTATATGATGACAGGGCTTTTATGGGAAGCCCCTTCACGTTTTGGGTGGTTAATCATTGCTTTAGCAGCAGTTATAAATCAAATAAGAGTTACTAAACAATGGAAAGCAAAGAGCTGATTATTGCACTTGTTACGATCTTGGGTAGCGGAGCAGCGTTTAAGTTTTATGAGATGGTCATTAAGACCAAGAAGGATTCGGCACGGGAGTTGCGAAAGGAAGAGCGAGACGAGAATCCAGAGACTATGTTTAGAGATGACTTGCTAAAGCGAGTGAATGAGATGAGTACAAGCCTTGAAACTGCACAGGGTGAAATCTTGAGACTTACGCAAAAGGTAGCGGAGCTTGAGACTGAGAACAAGTATCTACAGAGAGAAATTGATATAATAAAAAGAGGTTAATGAACATAACACACGATAACGATAGCTTAGACAGCTTTATTAACGAACTAGAGAACCAAGAACAACCAACCTGTAACATTGATAACCCTGAAGATTGCGAGGCCTGTGGCAGTTAAGTATTGTGTAACTGAACCTAAAGAATGTACCTGTAAAAAGAATTGTTATGAATCCACTAGTAAGCAAACTACTCGGAAAAAGCGCACAACAGACGATAGAGGCCGTTTCTAACGTTGTAGAAAGGTATGTATCCACTCCTGAGGAGAAAGCCGCTATAAAGGCCTCTATTGAAGCCGAGATAAGTAACCGATGGAAGTCTGATATGGATTCAGACAGTTGGCTAAGTAAAAACGTAAGACCATTAACCTTAGTGGTGGTCGTAGCGTTTTTAGTCTTAGCTACCTTCTTTGATGGTTTAGGGATCATAGAAGTAGATAGTGCTTGGATAAGCCTATGGAATATGCTTAGTGTAACCGTTGTAGGAGGATACTTTGCGGTACGCACTATCGATAAGAAAGGTAAGACTAAGTAATTTAAAGACTCTAGAGTAAGAGTATATATATCTCTACCCTTTAGGGGTAGATATATATACTCTATATTAGAGTACTCTAAAGTAAAAAAAAGGGGTTACCTGGCAGACTGCCAAATCTATAACCCAAACTTTTTTCACAGACTTTTGCACATCTATCATTTTTTTTATTATATTTGGGTATAACCAAAAAGAAAAATGCTATGATAAATCAAGTAACAAAAGATGAATGTATTGAGGCTATCAACTATTTATGGGGTACAGGTGCTACTATGCAAATGTCTTCAGACCAACAATACTACACAGAGATTCTACTGAAGCGAGTAGCTAACGCATACTCAATAGAACTAGGATAATCACAAAAATTACAAGCCACCTTTCGAGGGTGGCTTTTTTTTTATACTTTCACGACAATCAAAAACAGATGCTATGACAAACGAGACTTATGAACTTGCTCAGGCAAGAGTTGAGGCCTTAGAGAGAGAGGTTAATTTACTAAAGCAATTTATAGTGAGGGACTATCAGCGGAAGGACATATCTGCTGAGACGGCCCTCTATCTATTTGAGAGGTTTAAAGAGGAATACAATGAAGATTCACAAAGAGATTCAGAAAGTTGAGCATTATGAAGAATACGAAGTCAATGAAATCACCTTATACAACCACCTATACCTCCACTTCGGAATCCCCGACAGGCAACTTAGCGACTACCGATACGGCAAGTACCAAACAGGATACTACCTCGACACCAAGTTACTACCTCGGTAAGTACAAAGGCCTCGAGGCTTTTGATGTAGTAATGGATTTCCAGAGGGATTCGTATAACCTTGGTGTTGCCATTGCTTACCTGCTTCGGGCAGGAAAGAAGCAAGGCAACCCAAGGAGTCAGGACATCTCCAAAGCTGTGGATCACTTAAAAAAGGAACTAGAATATGAAAGAGACTTTGGACTTACTCCTGAAACTACCGAAGACAATATCGTTAAATAGTCTATATGCAGGAAAGCATTGGACGTATAGAAAAAGGATAAAAGATGAATATAAGAAAATCGTGGAGTCAGAATTGGCTCGTTATGACCACCATCTTGCAGAGGCTTGCACTATCGTTATTCGGTATCATACTCGTGCCGATGTGGATAACCTTGTTTTGGTTTCAAAATTTACTGCTGATACTCTCGTGGCTAACGGATGGATTCCTGACGATAGCCCTAAGTATTACCACAAGCTCACTATCGTTTATGACCAAACGGTTGAAAAGAATTATTGTGAGGTTGAGGTTAGATTAAGCAACGCAGTACCTACAAATGAAGATTAACCAACTAGATTTATTCAGCGGTATCGGAGGCTTCCATTTGGGCTTCGAGCGTGCAGGCTATGAGGTGACCTCTTGGTTCTCCGAAGTAGATAAGCACGCTATCGCTGTGTATCAGAATCAATTTAAAGATGCAACCTATGTCGGGTCAGTTAGAGATGTTCGGGGGGCAGACCTCCCAAGAATCGACCTCATCACTTTTGGAAGTCCTTGCCAAGACTTTAGCCAGGCTGGAAATCGCAGGGGTCTCGAAGGAGACCGAAGCAGTCTTATCTCTGAAGCAATACGGCTTATCGGAGAATGTAGACCAAGAGTTTTTATTTGGGAAAATGTTAAAGGGACATTCTCCTCAAACGATGGGGCAGATTTTGCGGCAATCCTCCAAGCCTTTGTTGACCTTGGGGGCTATCGATGCGAATGGCAACTTCTTAACACAGCGTGGTTTTTACCCCAAAACAGAGAGCGAGTATACCTTGTCGGACATCTTGCAGAAGCCAGAGGAGATTGGGGAGGAGTATTTCCTATCACAGAAAAGCCAAAAAAGATTGCTAAGCTACAAGGACAACAAGCATACACTAATACAATCTTACGAGTGTACGGAAACGATGCGCAAGGAAGTTACATTGGTGAACGTGAACTCCCTTCACAAAAATACAGACTTAGAAGAATGACAGCTATAGAGTGTGAACGCCTTCAGGGGTTTCCTGATAATCATACGCTTTATGGATCGTACGAAGGAAAGGTCAAGGAGATGAGTAACACGCAACGCTATAAGCAGTGCGGCAATGCAGTCACGGTTGACGTGGTTGCGGAAATTGCTAAACGTTTATTGCCGTTGTATGAATAATTTTGTTAATTTCGAATCAGTTTAATAATCAATAAAAGAGATGCTATGAAAACAGCAGTAGTTCAAGAGGTGAAGCCTGTAGGCGAACCAAGACAAGGTCAGTACGGAATGATGTACACCTATGGAGTAAGATTTGACAATGGAGACTCTGGCCTCTATACGTCAACTAACGAGAATCAAAACAAGTTTGTAGTAGGCGAATCAGCCCACTACCTTGATGAGGCAAAGCAAAGTAAAACGGGTAAGACTTGGTTTAAGATTAAGCCTGCTAATCCGCAGTATGATGGTCAGGTAACGAATGCACCACAGCAGGTAGCCACCGCCCCTTCAACGGGCGGAGGGGCTACTACCTCAAAGGATGTACTTATTGTACGTCAGACAGCGTTAAAGGCAGCCGCTGAGTTTGCCGCAAGTATGGATGCTAACCACCTTGATGTATTGAGATTAGCAGAATCTTTTAAGGATTGGGTACTCGATAACGATACCAACCCACTCAAAGAGCAGAGCACTGAGTCTCCGTTCTAATTAAAAGTTTCACATCAGGGGGAGGGCAATGCTCTCCCCTTTTTTAATACCAAAACCATATGGCTAAAGTCAGCTATGCCGACCTCACGGGTCGGATAGATAACATTCGTATGAACAGGGTCAAGCAAGGCTATGACTTTGGGCATTACAAACTAGACGAGTACCTCCGTTTTAAAAGAGGTAATTTCAATATCATTTTAGGGCATAACAACGTAGGTAAGACCACTACGATTCTCTACCTGATGGTACTGCAGTCAATGAAGAACAAACTCAAGTGGCTCATCTTTAGCAGTGAGAACACCCCAGAGAGTGTCGCTATAAAGATTGTGCAGTTCTATTTGGGTAAGACTATAAACAAAGTTGAGGAGGATGAGATGCAGAAGGCTATGCGTTTTATTATGGGTCACTTTATTATATTGGATGCTGATAAGAAGATGTACTCCTATAAGGATTTGATTGAGGAG